GTCGGTGTCACGTGTGATGTTGAAATCATAGATACGCTGAAGGCCGGGACGCCTACGAACCCCGCCCTCCGACAGCATCATCATGTTCTCAATGCGCTGAGCCGACGCTTGATAGATCGGTGTATCGGTGCGCATCAGCGTAGACGGGCTGACTTCACCAAAGGCAAAGTTGGTGATGGGAACTCTAATCCTCTGCATCAGCTTCGCCTTTGCGCAATGAACCTCGAAGTGTTGAGCTTGCGGCTGGTCTGTTGCTGCGAATCCAAACGCCGAGCCTGAATCATGTGGAACTGCGCTTTTTGCTCCATCATCTGAGACATGCTTGAGTCCCGAGCAATCGACACAGCAAAGACAGCAGCCATCGAATACTCAACAGCAATGGTGAAGTAAGGAGGCCAATCAGCCTCGTCAGCACGGTAGATGTAGTCTGCAACCAACACCTCATTCTCTGAAGCGTCACAGAATACCTTGTCTCCGTAGGTGTCATACTTGATTGGGTGATCGTTGACCGTCACCGCAGAAAGCATCAGCAAGTCACCCGGAAGCTGATACGCAGCGTCAAAGCGCCCAGTCGGCGCAGAGACAAGCCGGTTAAGCTCAGCCTGCTGAGTGGCAAAGCGCCAGCGAGAGTTGGTCAACGCAGTCCGGGCAATGTCCTCATACATGGCATTGGCGACATCAGACTGAGCCGTGCCGTCAGTGAATGAAGAAATACCCTCTTCCCCGATAAGGATGAGGGCGCGCGAGCAGACCTTGATGGGCGTATTTGCTGGCATGGCGGTAAGGGGGGCCGAAGCCCCCCTAATCCTTAGTCGCTGTCGGTCTCGGCGATGGCAGTGCCATCCGAGACATCGACCACACCAGAGGCGTTCGACAGCACAGAGACGAGATGAGTCGTCGGAGTGCTGGTGTCAGCCACGATGATTACGTCCCGAACAGCAAGCATGTTCGAGGCGTCGTTGAAATAACCGGCGGTGTTCACGTCAGCGATTGCATCTTCAGTGGTGTAGAACCACAGATCAGCATTCGACGCGCCACCAATGCGGGTCAGTCCAGCAGCAGAGAAAGCCATTCGTCATCCCCCTCAGTTGTTGTCGAGGACTTCGTAGACGCCGTTGCTGTCAATGACAGTAGCGCCCATCGACATCATCGACGTTGCAAGGTGCGAGACTTTCTCGGCCACATAGTTGATCTCGGTCTGCACATCGGCATTGATACCAAGACCAACCGCAGTGGTGTGGTAGGCAAAGTTCTTGCCGCCCGCGACCGCCGAGGTCGAGAAAATCTTGAAGCCCAGAAACTCCTTCATGGTCATGCCACCAGCGAAGGGAAGGTTCTGCGGGCCAACGTAGTCCGACGATGCAAACTCGTTGATCGCAAACAGGTCAGCAAAACCTGCGGGCGACATGGCGAGATAGCGCTGGCCATCTTCGGGAATGTCCGCTTCACCAAAGGTTTGGAACAGGAGAAGCAGGTCTGCCTTTTCCAGAGCCGAGCTGGTGTCGTGGATTTGGGTTGCGTTTGCACCGGCATCCATAGCGGTCGTGATGATCTCATCGGTCTTGCGACCCAGAGCAGCAGCAGCCGACTGGGCCACAGCTTGACGCTCATTGATGTTGATCTTCAGCTCATCGAGCTTGTCGATGTATTCCGCTGCGTAGAAGTCAGCCATCGTGACTTCGACGTTGGTGTGCGTCAGCTCCATCGGAGTGACGTTGCCGTTGCGCGACTTGGTGGAGGCAGAGCCAGTGCCGATCTTTTGGAATCGAGCAGTCGAACCCGTCACATTGGTCGAGCGGATAGTGTTCCGAAACTTGGAACCCATACGCTGATACGCCATGTGCACTTCGGTTTCGAACTGCTTGATAAAGGCTTGGTCGATGGTGTTAGCCATTTTCACAGTCCTGAGTTGAAGTTTCTCTACGGGTGTCCGCTTCCATCCTCAACGCAGGTGTCCCTGTCGGGGCTGCTCAGTGAAGCACGGGCCGTTGGCCGAAAGGTAGCTCATAATCCACTTCTGCGCAACAGCGCACAAAGCGGACCATTTGCTGACCGTTGTGTTGAAACTCGAACTCAGGCTCAAAGCCAAGAAAGACAAGCCATTGCGCAATAGCGGTGCTTTGAATCCAAATGTCACAGACCAACGTAGTGTAAGTCTGGTGGTGCATTTCCATCAGGTCTTCAGATGCTCGGGCAAACCTGACAAAGTGCTTGCGCATATTCTCTGAAAACAAAGCCCAGACCAAACCCTCACCGCGCATGTTCACTATGCCGGTGATTGCCAGAACCTCGCCCCCCTTGAGAACAGCGTAGGTGCCGGGGTCTTTGCTGGCCTCAAGCAAAGAATGAATCGGGTTCTCTTTGTAGACCTCGGCAAACTCCCTGACATTTTCCTTGCTCATCCTGAACGACAAGATGTGCTCAGGTGTCAGCGGAGCCAGCCGAAGTCCGCGAGACTCAGCGTCCGTAGAGCTTTGCAAAACCTTGATCCACTTGCTTGATGAAGCCGGGGTCGCGCTTGGCCGGGTTCCAATAGCGCTCATCGGCCATCATCTGACGAAGAGAATCTTCGTTCATACCGCTAGCCGAACTGGTAGTCTCACCGTATCCGCCATCCTTCATAGCCTCCATCACTGCCTCAAGGGCAACGATTCCCTCGTGCGTTTCACACATGCGCTCAATGGCGGGCATGGCCTCTTCAGGAAAAAAGTTGCTGGCAAACGCAGAGGCAGACTGGATGCGCGCAGAGGCATTGTCACCAAGCTTCTTGGCTTCAGCCTCAAGGTCAGGCTGGCTGCCCTGAGCAGCCTGCATATACATCTCAATGCCCTTCTCAAACTCAGTCTGAGAAAAGCCATTCTCAAAGGAATGCTCAGCCCACCAAGACAGGAGCTCGCTGTCTACGGCAGTTTCTTCGTCCACAAAGTCAGGAAGCTGGTAGTCGCCCTTGTCAGCAGGGCGCTCAGAGTAAGCCTGCTCCTCAAGCTCTTTGACGATCTGCTCTCGCAGCGTCTCTTCCTTCGCACCAATCTTGGACTCAAGCTCCTTGTAAGCCTTGGCCAAGTCTTCTGGCGTCTTGTATTTCTCGGGAAGCCACTCGGGCCGCTCAGGTTGCTGATCTTCAGCCACCACAAAGTCCCGCTGCTCTTCTGCTGGCGCTTCAGCTTGAGCCTCTGCCGGGGCCTCGCCGCCAATCAAACTGTCAGCCATTGTTCTTGCTCCTGCGTCCATGCGCAATCCTGCGCTCAATCAGGCCAACGAGGTATCGCTGCCCCTCCATGTGCATAAGCTCATTCGCAGAAACCGCCGGGCCATTTACCATCTCAATAGTTACGGCCCGAAGATACTTGAGAACCTCAGCCCCGGTTGGCGTTCCAAATATCTCAGCCATGTTCTGACTGATTTGTTCATCATGCGCTTGGCTGCGCTGAACGCCGTCGATTCCGATGTTAACCTTGGGGGGCAACCTGCGCTCCTTGCTGCTGCTGAGCCATCTGCTGCATCATTGCAATCATCTGGTTACGCTCAGCTTCGTTCCGAATCAAGCTCTCAGGCACACCAAACTTGCGAGCAAGATGCACGGAAGTCTCCTGTTGGTCGATCAGAAGGTTCAGCATCTCAGGGCCAAACGTCCCGCCAACCAGTTGCAGGAAACGCGCAATCGAAGAAATGTCCTGATTCGCCTGAGCCTGCGCCAAGGGCGAGGTTGATTTGATCTTGACCTCACGACCGTTAACAGTAGGAACCTCGATGCGGCCCTGCTTCTTGAGGATGTAGATCACCCTCTGAAGCACGGGCTGCACGAGTTCCACCTGCAAGCGACCAAAGGCAGACCCGATGCGTCGGGACAGGTCGGCCATGCGCTCAGCTACCTCAGTCGCCGTGGCGGGCGTCTTGTCAGGGTCACCCAGCATGTCGTTGTAGAGCGCGCGTTTGATGTTGAGCCGCATATCACTGAGAACAAGCTGGGCGACATCGAAACGACCAGCGGCGTTGATGGGCTGAAGCCCAGAGCTACCCATCGCTTTTGGAATGATTGAACCCGGCACGAGCTGAATCGTGTCAGGGTTAATCACGCCGTCATCTTCCATCTGGTAAATACCAGAGATGGACATCTGCGCGTTCTCAAGAATCAGCTCAACCGTCAGGTTGGTGGTCTTGATTGCGGACAAGGCATTGAGAAGCGGACCGCGCCCATACTTCTCACCAGCGCACTTGGCCCAGCGAAAACACACAAACGGATTCGAGCCAACGCCGCGCATCTTGCGCTCATAAAGCACCGACTCGGTGTTCATGCAGATCGCGTAACTCTTATACGCTTCTTCGTTCTTAACGGAGTAGTCGCGGCACACCAGCTCAAGCACAGTCGTTGTGTCGTTGCTGGCCATCTTCGCCGTGATCTTGGAGTCAAACGTAGCCTTCGGATACAGCACGGAAAGCTGATCGTAGCGCACGTTCTTCCGCTCACGGTAGACGTGATCAATCCTGTCGTCAGGCCCAGTGTCCAACACCACATGAG